ACGCGGCGGACCCGGACGAACCGGCCACCGGAGCCACGGACGTCGATGCCGACGTTGCCGCCGTGGGCCTCCAGGACGGGGATGAGGTAGCCAATGACCGCCTTCTCCGCGTCCGGGTAGACCACCACCTCACGCACTGCGGGCCGCGTCCAGTGCGCCACCGAGGACGCGGTGCTTGGACTCCACCGCGAGCCCGGCAGGGTGGGCGACCACGACGACAGCTCGGGCCCGGTTGGTCCCGGAGGACACGTGGACCTCTACCGGCAGCGGGACGTCCCCGGGCGTGCCCTGGACCTTGATCCCGCGGCTGCTCGCGGCCCTCTCGACAGCTCGGGCCTTGTCCGCCAACAGCCGTTGCACCTCAGGGCCCTTCAGCACGTCTCGGAGGCCGTTACGGGCGAGCTCGATCTGGACCGAGCCGATGCCGGGCACGGTCAGCCGCCGTAGGTCTCGATGAGGGCGGCCCGGGTCATGCCCTCCGCGGCTGCCGCGTCGGCACCCTGGGTGAGGGCGTAGTCCCGCCACTCCTGGACGGGCGCGTTGCGGGCCGGGAGGGCCGTCACCTGGGCGTGCTCGGTGGCCCCGATCAGCTCGGCGTGCTCCTCGCTCAACAGCAGGGGGCGGTCGTAGCCGGTGACGTCGTAGTACCTCATGCGTCCTCACTCCTCCGGAGATTGATGACGAGGTGGGAGAGGGCACCGAACTCCCAACGGAGCACGTCCCCGTCCACCTCGTAGATGGCGTTGCCCCACTGGATGCGGTCCGTGGGCCGCACGTCGGCCTCGATGGGCGCGAACACTTGCCAGCGGGTGATGAAGGTGTCCCGGTCCACCGTGAACTCGGTGGACGGGGCGGGCTGCACGGAACAGCCCTCGACCGTGGTCTCGGTGGGGTTTCCCCAATCGGCCACGGTCCTGTTGCCGTAGTCCCCGGCCACCTCGGCGGCACGGAGGACGGTGATGGTGTGCGGTCCGAACCTCATGGGCGCGGAGGGAGTCGGTAGCGGTCCAGCACCGCCCGGTCCAACGAGGACAAGGTTCCCGACAGCGGGGCCCCGTCCTCCCCGGTGGCGTAGGAGACCTGGCCGACCTGTGACAGGAGGGCACTGCCCTTGGACCACTCAAGTGCCCGGGCAGCCAGCCGCTCGATGACCGCGGTCACGTCCAACGGCAACGTCTCGTAGCCGTGGATGGCCTCGACCTCCACTCCCCGGAAGCGGGACGTCCAGCCGGGGCCCCAGGTAGCGGTGGGGTGGCTGCCGCTCGTCCGCCGAACCACTCCGGTCGTGGACCACTCGTAGTCCTCGGGAGCAACGAGGGTGCCGCTCTCGGTGACCGCGAGGACGTCCGTGACGCGGAGGGTGGGGAGGAGCAGGATCGGGCTGCCCGGGCCGTCCAGAGTGAACGTCTCGGTCTTGGATGGGCCGACGTGCCAGCCGCAGTAGGCCCTCACCGCGGCCTCGGCGCGTGCTGTTGCGTCCGCCTCGGTGAGGGCCGCCACGGGTCAGCTCCGCGACTTGTTGGCGGGGGTGGAGGCCTTGGCCGCGGTGGACGACTTCTTGGCGTCGTCGCCGTAGCGCTCGGCATCCTCCTTGTCCAGCAGCATCGAGTGCTCGATGCCGTTGATGGTGACGGTGTACTCGTCCATGACTGTTCTCCTGGTTGCGTGACGAGGGTGGGCAGAGCGGAGGACCCCGGGGGCGAGCTAGGCGGGACCTAGCTCGCCCCGGGGTCCGCGGATCACGCGGTGAAGGTCACGCGGACGATGGCCGACGGGATGCGGACGGCCAGGGCCACGCGCTCCTCCACGCGGGTCGTGATGATGTTGCTGGTGAACTTGCCCGCGTCCGAGTTGGTGGACTCGACGCGCACCCCGCCCTTGCGGTAGACGGTGGCCGCCTGGCCGAACGCGCCCACGACCGCGGTGCCCGCGGCCACCGCGGAGGAGACCACGGTTCGCATGCCCCAGAGCGGGGGCTGCTCGGCCACGCCACCGTTGCCGTAGGGGCCGGTGAAGAAGCCGCCACCGAAGTACTGCCCGTTGGCGTCCCGGGAGAGGCGGAGCCGCTGGTAGTCGGTGGGGTTGATGATGATGCCGTCCGCCCCAAGCCCGGTGGCGGTCTGCACCTTGGTCATGGCGCGGAACAGGGCGTCCGCGTCGTCCTCGCCACCGATGGCCGAGGTCTCGGTCTGGATGCCCGACCGGTTCAGGAGGCCACGCAGGTTGGTGCCCGTGCCGTCGCCGGAGAGGAGCTGGCGCTCCTCGGCCATCCCGAGCATGTAGAGCCCGCGGTTGTTGATCTCGGACACCATGAACGGGACGTCCTCGACCATCTCGTCCGACATGTCCCACCAGGCCGCGATCTTCTTGAGCGAGTCCGTGACCTGGGTGGGGTCCCCAAAGTGCATCTGGGGCTTCTGGCCGAGCTCCGCGACGGTGGCGAAGTCACCCTCGACAGGGCCCTCCACGAAGTAGGAGACCGCGTTGCCGCTGATGGTCCCCGAGCCGAGGAGGTCCGCGACGACGGGGCCCGGGCGGTAGGCCCGGACGACAGTGGTGTCCACGTCCGTGAGCCGCTGGCCGAAGACGCCCGGGACGACCTGGGGGTCGGTGGCGGCCTTGAACTCGGGGGCGGAGACGGTGAAGCCGCTGATGGACTTGAGGCGGGCGAAGCCGTCCGCCTTGACGGTGGCGGCGAAGTGCTCACCGAGGCTCTTGGCTCCGGTGGGCTTCTCGCCGTCCGGGTCCTCCTCGGGGTCGCCCCCGCCGAGGGACATGACGCTCTTGACGAGCTCCTGGCCCTTGATCTTCACGTCGAGGTCCTTGACCTCGGCAAGGTGGTCGTTGACGGTCTGCTGCTCGTCCGCGGTGAGGTCGCGGTCGCCGTCCGCCTTCGCTCCATCGAGGATGGCGCGGGCCGACTTGATGGCAGCAGCACGCTGCGCGTGCAGGTTCATGGGGTGATCCCTTCGAGTTCCATGAGGTTGAGGTGGGCTGCCAGGCGTGCGGTGGGCGTCTGCGTGCCGGGCTCCTTGGCCGTGGCCCCCTTGCCGGGGGGCTCCTTGTCCGTGGCCGGGCCGCTCTCGCGGACCTGTTCCTGGGTGGTGCTCGCCTTGCCCTCGTCGCCGGAAGCGGCCACCGAGGCAAGGACGTTCTTGATGGAGGACGCGCACGTCTGGAGGGAGTCCAGGGCGTCCTTGAGGGTCTGCTCGTTCTTGGCCGACAGGACCCGGCCCGCCTTGAAGGCGGTGGCGGCCTCGCGGGCCTGCTCGGCCACGCGCTTCACGGCCAACAGCTCGGTCGCGGGGTTCGCCCCAACCTGGGTGGGGCCGACCTCGTAGAGCTTCAACTTCCGGAGCTCGTAGTACTCGTTGCCCGCCTCGTCCTTCTCCACCGAGCCGTCGATGACGTCGTAGGCGAAGGAGAACTCCCGGACCCCTCCGGGCCGCTTGAGGAGGCGGTGGACGTAGCGAGCTGTCGGCGGGGCGTCGTCGGCCAGGTCCAGCTCGGCCAGGACCTCCAGGCCCTCCGCGGTCTCCTTGGCCTCCACGACCCACCCGATGTTCATGGCGGGGTCCTGCATCTGGTGGGAGAAGTAGACGGGGATGGCCTCGCCACGCCCCTCCCAATCCGCGAGGGTGTCGGTGAACGCGCCCGGCATCACGACGTCGCCGTAGGAGTCCTTGTTGCCGAACACGGACACCAGGGCACGGAACTGGCCCTCGGCCAGCCCGTCCGCGGTGCCCGCGGCCTTGATCCGAGCGGGTGCTGTCTTGTGCATGGGTGTGGCCCTCCTGATGGGTTGGCGAAGCCGCCCGGGCGGAGGACCGCGGGCGTGCGAGGGGTGCTAGGTCAGGCGAGGTTGATCCGGAGCGAGCAGTTGCAGCCCGCCACCTCGTCCACGTCTCCCTGGGCGTCCCCGGGCCAGGACAGGCCGTTGGAGAACGTGTCATCCAGCGGGACGGTCTCCCCGTCCAGAGCACGGTGCTCCTCGCGGGGGTTGCTGCCGGTCACCCACGTCTTCGTGGGCTCGACGTCGTTGGTCCGGGCGATCTGGCCCGCGGCCTCCGCGGTGGCGAAGCCGGAGAGGAACGTCGCCACGCCCACCGCGATCCCGGGAGCCCTGGACTCGATGGCGGTCTCGTAGACGTGGGCGGGGTCCCCGTCCTCGTCCTCCCGGGCCGCGTCGAGCTGTTCCTTGGTGGTCCGGTTGACGGTCTCCGCCCGCCGCTCCGCGACAGCTCGGAGGAAGTTCACGGTGGCGTCCGGGTTGTAGTCGTCCTCGGAGTAGCCGAGGGCTTGCGCCTCGGCCTTGCCGAGGGTGGCCGTGACCGAGAGGGCCACGCGGTGCAGGTCGTCCGCGAGCTCCCTGTTCCAGCGGTCCTCGTCCCACTTGCTGCCGGTGGGGTCCGCGTCCCGCTGCCGCTTGAAGAACCGGGCCAGCACCGCGGCGATCTGGTCGGCCTGCCGGTCGGTGATCCGGGCCTTGAGGAGGAACAGCCTCCCGGCCTTGGTGTCCAGGTCCCGGGACGCGGAGGCCTCCGGGGCGGAGTCGGTGGGCGAGGCCTGCCCGCCGATGAGCACGTTGAGCGGGGTCACGAGCTCGTCCCCACCGTCGATGGCAGGCATGTTGCGGAGGGCCCGGGCCTCGTTGGCGGTCATCCACGGGCGGCCCACGCTGGACTGGAGGGCCGCGGTCTGCTCCTCAAAGTTGCCCTGGAGCTTCTCCTCGATGTTGAACTCCACGTAGACGTCCGGGCGGGCGTCCAAGCGGGGCACGAGGAACGTGTTGAGGCGGTCCTCGATCTGCGCGAGGACGGGGCCGAGGGTGTCGCCGTACAGCATCCGCCGGAACTCCCGAACGTTGCTGTAGTTGGCATTGTCGAGGAGGCCGATCATCGTCGGGTTGACGTGGTAGACCGACGCCACGGTGTTGAGCGCGAGCCGGGCCCCCTCGATGAACTGCATCTCGTGGGCCGAGAAGTCCACTCGGTTGAGGGTCATCCCGTCCTCCAGGAGGGGCGTGCCGCCCACCCGGGGACCGTTGCCGGTGAACTGGGCGTCCCAGTCCGCCTTGAACTGCTTGCGGGCCTCGTCACTCCACTCCGGGGCCTCCGGGGGACGCGACAGGACCGCGCCCACCTTGCCGCCCCGCTTCCACACGTGCTGCCGGTAGCGGGCCGCCTGCACCTGCTCGGCCAGAATCTCCTTGAGGGCCGCCACGGGCGAGCTGCCGCCCTTGAGGTTGGACGGGTCCCAGCCGTGGAACGCCAGCACCTCCTCGGCGGGGATGGTGACGGTTTCGCCACGGTCGTTGGCCCGAACCACGTAGCTGTCGGGGGCCAGGAGGTCCCCGCCGCGGGGCGAGACCCACGGGACCGGGAGACGGGTGAGGGGGTTGTCCGGGTCCGGGGACACCAGCCAGTAGGCCCGGTCGTAGAGGGCCAAGTCGGCCACGAGTCCGTAGACGAGCTCGTAGGCAGTGGTGCTCCGGTTGGGGCGAGCTAGGACCGCGGCCACGCCGTCCCGGACGCGCACGCGGTCGTCCTCGGAGACCCGGTGGTAGCCGTGGAGGCCGAGCTGCGCGATGTTGCGGGCGAGGAACGTGACGACAGTGCGGAGGTAGGGCTGCGTCCGCCACATCTGCGAGGGGGTCATCCCCAGGATGCGGTCGTACTCCTCGTCCGTCAGAGCCCACGAGTCGGTGGACCAGTAGCCCCCGTCCCCGTAGGGGGTGGCGGTGACGCCAAAGGCGGAAGCGGTGTAGCTCTGGGTCCTCCGGAACCGGTCGAACAGACCCATCAGAACACCTCCAATCTGCGGTTGGCGTAGGCGGAGCGGCGGGGAGTGTTGGTGAGGCACCAGAGGGCCCCGGTGACTGCGATGAGCGGGGAGACGTCGGTGGCCGACCGCCTCCGGTCCCACAGCCACGCGTCCCCGACAGGTCGGGTGGAGGCGGTGGCGGCGGCGAGGTTGAGCAGAGGTTGGTCTCGGTGGCGGAGCTCCAGGGAGTCCTGGCCCTCACCCACCGCGGCCCTCACGCGGTCGTAGAACGCGCCCGTCGCGGCACCGAGGGCGGTCCCGCCCCAGTCGGCCACCTTGATCCCCGCGTCCTTCATCTCCTTGACCAGGGAGGACGCGGGGGCCCCCTTGACCTGGACGGCCACGCGAGCTTTGCGGACCTCCTCGGCCCTCTCGTCACTCGTGAGCCACGGGATGATCCAGTCGGTGCCCGCCCTCCTCGCGATCACCTCGACGTGATGCAGGCCGTCCTCGCGGATGGACGCGAGCCCGACGTAGGCCTGGGCGCGGTCCCACGAGACGTCCACGCAGAGTGCGATGGGGGCCCCGGGGGCCCGGGTCGAGCCGGGGTCGGCGGAGGCCTCCCATGCGCCCGGAGGGAACGGGCCCTCCAGGGTGCCGTCGCTCCACTGACACAGGACCTCGGTCCGGAAGATCCACTCCGGGTCGGTACGGACCGCGGAGGCGACAGTGCGCTCGGTGATGGTGTGACCGAGGGCGGGGTTGGCTTGGGCCCACGCGTCCCGGTCCCGGAGGGACGAGCCGGGCGGGGCGGACCACTCGAAGATGGCGAGGGTGTCGTCGTCGGCGTCGAGCTCCAGGTCCTCCTCGGGCAACAGCTCGCCGTCGTCGTCTTCCCGGTTGAGCCCGTCCGGGTCACCGACAGAGACGTGCGCGAGCTTGCGGAGGTAGCGGAGGACCACCGAGGTTGCGTCTCCCGCGTTGCTCATGGCGAGGACGAGGGCGTGCTGCCGGGCCATCGTCGTCTTCGTGATGGCCCCCCACGCGTCCCACGACTGGTGCTCGCGGAGCTCGTCCAGGAGCACGACGTCGCCGGAAAGCCCACGCCCGGCACGCCTGTTCGCGGCCTTGACCTTGTAGCGCTCGCCGGAGACGAGGGTGAGGGCCTTCTTGCCGTTGACCTTCACCACGTGCTGCTTGAGGGCGTCCAGCTCGGGAGTCTCCTCCACGAGGTCCACGGCCCCCTGCCATATCTCCTCGGCCACGTCGAGGTCCTGGGCGGTGCCGATGATGAGCGGGGTCCCGTAGACGTACATGAACCACAGCGACAGCACTTGCGAGACGGTGCTCTTGCCGTTCTGCCGGGCCATGAGCAACAGCACCGTGCGGAACCTCAAGCCACCCTCGGGCCGGAGCTCCAGGGAGTGGATCAGAAACCACTCCTGCCACGGCATCAGGTCAATCTCCAGGACCTCCCGGGCGAACTCGATGACCGAGAAGCCGAGGGACGTGTCCGGGGTGAGGTCCCGGAGGGGCGGGGTGAAGATGCGGGGGGTGTCGCACCCCACGACGGTCACGAGCTCTTGGTGCCCTGGATGGCGCGGAGCTGCGCGAGCTTGCCCTCACGCGGGGTGGGGGCCGGTGCGGAAGCCTTGGCAGCGGTGCGCGAGGCCGGGGTCGCCATCATCTCGCGGAGGACGTTGACCATGTGCGGGACCAGGTAGAGGGCCTTGGTGACCTCGGTGCCCTCCCCGGTCGCCACGGCCTCGTCCACCCGGTCCGCGATCTTGCGCCCGGCCTCGACCAGGGCCGCGTCCACGTCCTCGTTGAGGTCGGTGGACGTCCGGGCCGACCTGTCGAAGGCGTCACGGAGCGTGTGCTCGTTGATCTTGGGGACCGCGGCCACGCGCTCACGCCGCTCGGAGAGCTTGAGCACCCGGTCCACCGCGTCCAGCTCGCCCTTGAGGGCCTTGGGCCAGACCGCGGCGTGGAGCCGGTCCATCCTGTCGGCCTCAAGGGCCCGCTGGAAGTCGGGGTCGTGGGCGGCGAGGGCCTGGTCGAACAGGGCCTTGGCCGCGGTGGGCGTCAGGTTGAGGCGGTCCGCGATGACGTCGAACTGCACGCCCGCCCGCCGCAGCGAGAGGACCTGGTTGGCGAGCTCCGCGTCGGGCTTGGGGGTCGTCATGTCCGTATCTCCATCAGGTGTGAGGCGAGCTCGGCGGGGGACTCCTGGGATGCGTCAAGGCGGACCACGTGGACTCCACGGGCCGCTAGCTCGTCCGCGGCGTTGCGGGCCCGGGTCTCCGCCCCACGCATCCAGGAGGGCGACTGGTTGGACCCGCGGAGGGCCCGCCGCGTGTCCAGCACGCCCGGGTCCGCGGTGAGGTGGACGACAGTGAGGTCGGCGTACTCGGCCAGGAGCGACAGGAACGGGACGGTGCCGAGACGCGCACCCTCGCCAAGGACGAGAGCGGGGAGGGTGGCGGTCGTGACCCAGAGCTTGGCGTGCGGCATGACGCTCATGCCGAGGGCGTCCGTCCCGCCGAACCGGTCCCGCCTCCGCCCTAGCTCGACCCCGGCCACGTGGTCCTCGGAGAACAGCGGGGTCAACCAGAGGAGCGAGCGGTCCCACGCCCGGTGGGCGTCCCCCTCCAGGTAGGGCCGCTTGAGGCACGTCATCACGGAGGTCTTGCCGACCCCCGGAGGGCCCACCAGATACATGGCCCTCGTCACGACAGCACCTCGTCCAGGACGCGCCCGGCCATCGCTGGCACCACTCCGAAGCCGGTGCGGTGGAAGCCGGACCAGCGGAAGGCGTCGAACGGGCCATCGGTCGTGAGGGTCTGGGGCCGCTGGAGGCGGGTCCCGAACACGGGATACCAGCCGTCCATGCTGTCGGTGAGGCCCGCGTCCACCGCGGCGGCCAACATCTTGAGGCCCGCGGTCCGGGCCGAGCCCGGGTCGGAGGTGGAGGACGAGCCGAGGCGGCACCCGGTCGGGAAGCTCGCCCCGGCGAGGACCTTGTAGGGGCCAAGGTGATGGCACGCCAGCGGGTGCTTGAGGGCCCGCGGGTCCGGGTGGACCCACGTCACGCCGTAGGTGCGACGTCCCGCCCCGGCCCCGTCGCACCAGACGACAGTGCCGGAGAACTCCCCATCCTCGATGGCGATCCGGCCCGGCCCCAGCGGGACCGCCCGGCCCCTCACGTCCGGGGCCAGGGTGGAGGCGGAGGGGTCCACCACGTACCAGTCGTCCTGGTACTTGCGCCCGGGCTTGTCCCAGCGGGTGACCTGGGCTCCGCGGTGGACCGCGATCCCGTGGTCCGACCACGCCCGGAGGCTCTTGGGCAGTAGTCCGCGGTCGGCCTCCGGGAGGTGCGTGGGCCGCAGGAGGCCGACCGCGGCGAGGGTGGGCGGGTCGTCGTGGTCTCCCACGAGCACCACTTCGACGTCGCGGTCCCGCGCCACCCGGGTCAGCCAGGACCCTGCCAATCCTGCTCCGACCACAATCAGCACGGCTCGCCCTCCATCGTGTAGACGAGCCGGTTGCCGGTCTTCACGCGGCGGGAGCCGGTGATCCGGAGCCCGGCACGCATGTAGAACATGGCCGCTTGGCCGTTCTCCGCGTCCACGACGAGGCGGATGGGGCGTCCGACCGCGGCGAGCTTGAGGAGGCGGCGACCGAGGCCCTGCCCGCGGAACAGCGGGTGGACCCCGAACTCGTAGAGGGAGGTGACGTTGGACCGCTTGAGCGGGACCGCGATGGCGAACGCGGCAACAGCCCCACCGTCAGTGGCGATCCAGCACTGGTCGTCGGTGTAGAAGTTCTCCCGGTCGTGGAGGTCGAAGTAGGTGGCGACCCACTTGCCGCACGCCTTGACGCACCGCTCCACCGCGGCCACGTCCGCCTCGGTCGCGGTCCGGAGCTCCAGGGCCTCCACGGGCGGAATCTCCACGCTCGTCACGGCAGGCCCCTCCAGTCCAGGACCCCGTAGTGACGGAACAGGGGCTTGAGTGCCCGCCGCGGACCCATCCAGCCGTTGACCTCCCCGAGGAGGTCCGGGGAGAACACGGTGGCCCGGGCGTCCCAGACCTCCGGGGGCGTCGGGTCCGGGACCCGCGGGTCGAGGAGCTGGCCCTGCATGGCGTCGATGTCGTGGCCGAGGTAGTAGCCGCCCTTGGCGAGGGAGTGGAAGTCGCACAGTGACGTCTCCACCTGGGCCAGGTCGGGCTCGCCTAGCTCGGCGGCCAGCTCGGAGGTGGCGCGGTCCAGGGCGGCGATCACGTCCGGGGTCTGGCCGGTGGGGAGGTCCGCGAACAGGAGCTCCAGGCCCTTGCGCGGCCCGGAGGAGTACCGGTGCCCGGCATCCGCGGCCACGAGCGGTGCCCCGGCCACCTTCTGCACGAGCTCGGCAGTCTTGTACGCGGCCCATCGCCCGTTGCCGGTGACGGTGACGAGCTGGTCGTTGAGCCGGGTCCAGTCCCACCCGGACTGCTCGTACCACTGCCAGCCGCCCTCGCGGTGCGTCTCGCCAATGGCGAGGAGGTGGTTGGCGAGCGGCCCACGGGTCCGGTGCCCACGCCGCTCGGTGGCGGTCGGGAGGTCCAGGAGACCAGAGGCCCGTAGAGCCTCCGGGGTGCCCGGGAGGCCACGGGCCTCCCCGTTCGTCCGGGAGAACGCAACGAGAGCGCTCCCGAGGTGGTAGTACGCCACGTGGAGGGCGATCAACCAGCACAGGGCGTCCCGGTCCAGGGCCCACGCCTCCGACAGCTCGCGGAGGACCGGGTACGCGGGGTCAAGGTCGTCGGTGGTGACCTGGAGGCGGTGCCACTCGGAGTAGAGGGCCACCCGGGGCTCCGCGGTCAGGACCCCGGTCACCTCCGGGTCTCCGCGTGCCCGGCAGCCAGGAGCTCGTCGGCTAGGCTCCGCCCGTCCGGGAGGAACAGCTCGGCCAGGTAGCGACCGAACGCGTCGGAGGGCTTGTAGGTCCGGACCACCACCGGGCGTGGCAGCGTCCCGAACAGCTCGCGGACCCACGCGGTGGCCGCGTCGCCCGCCGCGGTGCGGGCCTCCGGGGCGTCCACGAAAGCCAAGCGGAGCGGGAGGCGGGTCGTGAGCCGGAAGCCCACGTCCACCTCGACGTCGTAGGTGTCCGCGTCGATGACGCGGAGGACCCGGGCCGCGTAGCTGTACGCGGGGGTCACTCGTCCACGTCCTGGATGCGCCCGTGGTCCCGCCAGTTCATCCGGGCCACCCCCGATGGGGCGTTACGCAGCCACCGCTCGGGCTTGCCGGAGGCGGGGGCCTCGTCCTCGGTGCCGCCGACGTTCTCGTTGGTCCAACGTCGGTTGTGCCGGAGCGTCCCGTCGCCCCGTTCCCCGCGCATGGGAACGTCCACGTCGGCCAAGTGATCCCGCTTCTGGCCGAGCCGGGTCTCCCGCTCGGTCCGCTTGACCGCGGCGAGGGCGGTCTCCTCGGCGAAGGTGTGGCAGTCCTTGAGTCCGCGGAGGGCGTAGTAGACCACCGAGACCCGGTAGGCGTCCGGGGTCAGCTTCTTCATCGGCGTGACCCCGTGGACGAGCCGCTTGCCGTAGAACATCACGCCGTAGCCGTCCCGGCACGGGACAACCAGGTCGTACTCGGGGATGTGGAGGTGGCCGCCGCGGACCCCGCGGCGGATCACCGGCATGGCGCTCCACGCGTCGAAGTTGTTGCCGTCACGGTGGTACGGCAGGGAGGACTCCTTGTTGATGACCCCGGACGTCCACAGTGAGTCGTCCGACAGCCGCCAATCCGGGAGGACCTGCTTGACCACCTCGCGGCCCATCACCTCAATCTCGGGGAACGCGTCCGCGAGCTGCCCGGCGAGGGCGGAGGCGTACCAGGCCAAGTAGGCGTGGGCCTCCGGGTTGTCCCGCCCGAACGCGGTGAGGACGCAGCCCTCGTTTCGCATCATGGGCTTGCGGGGCCGGTAGCCGAACGTCATGGACTTGTTCCGGTTGCCCGACTTGGCCCGGTAGACGTCGTTGGACTGTTCCCACTGCACCGTCAGGAGGGTGCGGCGGAAGCGGTCCGCGTCGGGCAGCGGGATATGGCCGAGCACGGCCTCCCCGGTCTCCGCGTCGGTGTACAGCACCGGGTCGCGGAAGGTCGGCTCCATCGTCGGCACGGTTTCCCCGACGAGGTTGTTGGCCTCCTCCTTGGAAAGCACACGCTCGATGGGGACCCGGGGGATGGCGGAGACGTCCATCACGCCTCCGCGACGTCCGGGTACAGCTCGGAGAGGTGGAGGAGCACGGCCTTGTTGTTGGCCTCCACGCCGCGGTCCGCCCGGAGCTTGTCCAGGGCCGCGGTGACGATGGCGTACTCGGCGCGGTCGTAGTCCAGCACCACCAGGCGGCGGCCCTGCTCCTCGTAGCGCTGTGCGTACTCCTGGAGGTTGGTGGACTCCCACGCGTTGCCGTCGGTGCCGTCCCCGGAACCGCCACCCTCGTTGGACCGCTCGGCGGCCTCCGCGTCCTCCGCCTCACTCAGGAGGGCCTTGAGGTCGTCCAGGTCGTCGTCGGTGTAGCCCGTGCCAGACAGGGCGGCCTCCGAGGACTCCAGCTCGCGGAGGAGCGCCAACAGCTCGCGGTCGTCGTAGGTGCCCGCGTCCGCGGCCTTGTTGTCGGCCAGGACGATGCGGGCCGCGTCCTCGTCCGAGACGTCCACGTAGGTCACGGCGATCTGGTCCCAGCCGAGCTCCTGGGCGGCGGCCAAGGTGTGGTTGCCCGCCAGGACCTCGTTGGACCCCTTGCGGACCACGATGGGCCGGTACTGCCCGTTGGCCTCCAGGGACGCGGCGATCATCTCCACGTTGCCGCGGCGGGGGTTGCGGTCGTACGGGACCAGGCCCTCCACCGGAACAGCAAGCGGGGCAAGGGTCTCGGGGATGCGGGCAGCGGACATGGGTCGGGTCTCCTCGGGTCGGGCGGGGTCGTGGTGGTGCTCTCGCGTACGGGATGGGGGGAAGGGCCCCCGGGGGGAGAGGGATGACTCACCGGGGAGTCACCCTCACGAGCCGTGCCGTGGCAGCGACGCCCCTCCCCGTCCCGTGCGCGTCTGCTAGCTCGGGTCGGGCGCGTCCGCGAACGTCAGTGCGACGTCCTTGCCGAGCCGGTCCCCGAACCACGTGGCAGCGGTGGGGTTGTTGACGGTGAGGGTGATCTGTCCCGCGGGCGTGGCGGTGGCCCACGCCTTGTTCTCCGGCCCACGCGTGGAGGCCTGGAGCGTGACCTGGAGGTGGTCGGGGTTGTAGGCGTGGCGGGTGATCTGTGAGACGTAGAAGCGGGCTGCAACAGCCATGACGGACTCCTGATGCTTGGCGGGAGTGGGCGTTGGCGGCTGCGGGGGAGCTTTGGGCTCAACCCGACCTGTCGTGCTCACCAGTCCTCCGACGTCTGGCCGAGGGACGGTGTAGGCCTGCTGGCCCCTGCTGACTGGTTGCAGCGGAGGTGAGCAGGAGCGAGGTTGCCCGGGTCCTCCGCTAGGTGCGGGTGGGTCACGAGCGGGAAGGGGTAGTGGTCCACGGAGAAGGAGTCGGGGTCGGGGTACTCCAGCCTGTAGTCGATGCGTTGTCCGCAACGACAGCAAGGCCCTCGCCTTGACTTGACCTCGGCCCGGAGCCGGGTCCACCGTCGTCCCGACCGACCTGCCGACCTGCTCAACGGTGACCCCGGAGCTGGGTGAGGGCATGGCGGGACGCCCAAGCCCTATGTAAGCACACGGTGGTAGTTCGGGTCACGCTGTCCTCCCGCGTCGGCGCGTTGGGGTCGTCCTGTGTCGGTCACGGACGTCGGGCCACCAGACCTCCAGCCGCCCGGACCCGGGGGCCTTGCGGGTCTCCACGTAGCCCAAGCGCATCCAGGTCCGGAGGGTCTGCTCGGGACGCCCGGTGACGGCCAACGCGTCGGCCACGGGCACGAACCTGTCGGCCCCGCGCGAGGCGAGCTGGTCGTGCTTGGCCCTCTCGTACCGGCCCTGGTCGTACAGCTCGCCGCAGGAGGGGCACCGCCAGTGGTCGTTGGCGGGGCTGTCGGTCCAGACCTTGATGACCCGCGTCCCACAGGTGAGGCACGGGACCCGGGACCGGTCGGCCCGGTCTCCAGCGTGGAGGACGTTCTCGAGCGCGTGGGCGACCCGGGAGAGGTCCCGGAGGACCCGGTGGAACAGGGGCGTGGCCGCGAGGAGGTGGAGCTGGCCGTCGAGGTAGGAGTGCGCGTTGCCCATCGTCGGTGGGAAGTCGGGGCCGCCGTGCTGCCGCTTCCAGACGTTGCACCAGTAGACCAGGACGTCCAGCGGGGGCCGGGGGTCTCCGGCCTCGGAGTAGACGGGCCGGGTCGAGCCAAGCGGGCGTCGTGGCGCTGCCGGGGCGAGCATCACGAGCGCATCCCCACCGGGGATGGAGTGTCCGCTGTTCCGGGCCTGCCGCCCGTTGACCGCCTGGGCGGGGAGCTCGTCGGTGAGCACGGCCACCTCGTCCAACTTCACTCGGGCCAGGTGAAGGCATCCGCTACAGGTCTGGGTGGCGTGCTCGCGTCGGCAGGAGGTGCAGTGGGACTCGGGGCACGGCAAGCACCCGGGGCACGCCTCGGGGTCGGAGCAGTGGTCCTCGTGGCGGTCCAGGAGGACGCGGCCCTCGGGTCCACGCACGCACTTGCCGGAGGCCGGGTGCCACGCGTCACGCCCTATAGGGGCGTGACTCGTGACAGGCACCGTGACGGGGGTGTCACGACCTGTCACGTGACAGGCGTTTCCGCTGGTCAGGGCCATGTTGGGGGCCTCTGCCGGCCGAT